CATTCCAAGGACCTGGTGGATGGTTCATTGAGAACTCACTCACTACACTTGGACAGAAAGACCCTGTTTCTGAGTATAATTCATTACTCTGGAATAACGGAACTGATGCTGGAAAAGAAACAGCAAGAAAGCAGAAGCGTAAGTTAACTTACGTCAGCAACATATATGTTGTAAAAGACCCTGCGAATCCTGAGAACGAAGGTAAAGTATTCCTATACAAGTATGGGAAGAAAATCTTTGATAAACTTACTGCAGCAATGCAACCTGAGTTTGAAGATGAGGAAGCAATCGATCCATTTGATTTCTGGCAAGGTGCTAACTTTAAGTTAAAAGCAAAGAATGTCGCAGGTTATAGAAACTACGATAGTTCTGAGTTTGCTGCACCAAGTCCTCTACTTAATGATGACGATGCAATGGAGACACTCTGGAAGAAACAGTTCTCACTTTCTGAGATTGTTGCACCAGACCAGTTCAAAACATATGATGAGTTAAAGACTCGTCTAGATTATGTGCTTGGAAACAAGAAGTCCGCTGCACCACAGTTTGAAGAAGAAGATACTGATCGTGGAGAAGCAGAAGAGTTAGTAACTGCTGCTGTATCAAAATCAACTCCTGCAGTAGCAGAAGAAGAGGATGATGCATTATCATACTTTGCGAAACTCGCAGAAGAATAATTACACGGGGGTCAAACGACCCCCTTTTTTTATGGGTTAACCACTTCTGTATTTTCTGTTGCTGCTAAATTAGCACTAATGTAACTTGAACTTTGGTCATATCTAACTATGTCTCTTAAATCATTTAAGAAAGTTTGTAAGTAACCTACTCTTAGAATGTCTATTTCTCTTTTCTTTTCATTTTCAAGATATTCATATTGTAAATTTGTTATCGCTGTAGCAATATTATCTGTTGCCACTGTAAATTCATCTTTATCATCTAATTGACTATATCCATTATCATTTCTAATAGTATATCTAGTGGAGGATGGAAATTTGTGTGCAGTACCATCAATTTTAAAATCAGCATCAACAATTAAATCTGGTGGTAATATTTGTCTATCTTGCTCATCTCTAATTTCAAATGTTTTATAATATTTTATTTCATTCATTTTAGTTTCAGAACCATACTTTGATAGAGCATAATCGTAAACTTGAAAATCTTGAAGTGGCCACTGATGATTTATATTTGTAATACCTGCCATTAGAATTACAACATAATCTAATCTTGAATCACCATATAATTTTGCAGCTATGGTATCAGGACGATCACCATCACCAATTATAAACTTTTGAAATATTGTAACTGCATCTTTAAGATAGTCTGCAAGTTTAGTTCTACGAAAAATATTTTTTATGATAATATAATCTTTCGATGAGTTTTTGTGACTCAAGGGAGATTGATATGCAAGATCTGGTAATTCTCTAAAATATCCCATTAGAATCCTACTCCGTCTCCTGATCCATTACCTGGTAAATAATCTTCATTATAAATTGGATTGAGTTCTTTGAATGTTAAATTCATTCTTATATTGACTGGTGTACCATCTTCATATGATGCATATGTTCCCGCATTTGTATAATTAACAGTCATTCCTGTTAATGCACATAATTTAAAATCATTTAGAAATGGATGATTTCGTCCATCTTTCAAGTAATCTAGTTGAAAAACATCTGGAGATTTAAGGAATATACCTTGTGAGGTTTCATTAAATTCACCTGCCTTCGGTGCCATTGATTGTTTTAATGACCTAATTATTGATTTTACAACTCTTCCTTCTGCTGGACTACGAGGTGAAAATGTAATACTATATGGAAAGGATCTTAAATTTACTCCTGCAAATAGTAATTCTAGATTATTGTTTAATATCTGACCAGTTGAACGAGCAATGACACTTTGTGCTGATACTTGTGAACCGAGTTGACCTATTGCTGCACCAGATATAGCTGCTCTGATTGCATCTTGAGTTGTATCATTCATTCCTGGTATTTTCACACCAGTATTTAATGCTTCTACAGCAACTCTTGCTGTCTCAACTGCTGCTTCTCCAACACCACCTTTCATAGCATTTTGAGCAACAGAAAGTGCTGCTAGTTCTAATGCATTTATTTTATCTTCACCCCAAGTAACTGAGTTTGAATCATTTACTTCTTGTGGAATTGGCAATTCAATATAATATTTTGTTTTTTGTTGTTTACTGATTCGTGAATGGGCATCTTCAAACTTAGCACTGATTTCAATTTGTGAACCTGGAAAATATTCGTCTCTTGTTTTTTTATCTAAAAATTTTCTCTTACCTTCATTTGTTTTATAGAAGGCATTTTTGACTGTAACACCAAATCCTGCTCCACTTTCTGGAGGAATATATTCAATACATTTGATTCTTAAAGTATCACCTGTTTTTTCAGAGTTTGTTCTTGCTACTGGATATGACAAATATATTGACGAATCGTGACTTGCACTTCCTTTCTTTTGTTGATTCGCTACTCTTGTTTTACCTGCTATAGCATTTGCTTTTTCAGCAATTCTTAATTTTTTGCTATTTGAAAGACCTTCAGCATTACCTCCAAGATCATTAAATTCTTGTTGTAATACTGCATTTTCTTTTGGATCTTCTTTCCAAGTACCTAAAGCCATATATCTTTTTTAACTATTTAGTAGGATTTTGACAAAAGGCAAAGTTCTTAAATCTCTTAACTCCATTTCATCTACCTGATACAGTCCACCAACTACTTCTGGAAATGTATATTGCCTCATTTCTCCCCAATGATAATTCAATCCTTTGAATCCCCACTGAAAAACATCAGTCACAGCAACAAGTGGATGTGAGTCGTATGCAATGCCAGGTGTTTTTGCCTTATATACAAAGACATAAAAATTACCTGCTTGAGGAACATTACTTCCTTCAGTCAATACACCTAATACTTCTGTTGCTAAATCATCAGCACTTTCTGTACCGATTAGATTTTTCATTATGGGATCTATACGACTCATATGTCTAACTCTTTTTCTGTGATTACTTTAAACTCCCACATTCGGTCAGCACAATATTCTCTTGCTGCTTTCCACTTTGCTTGATTTCTTGCATATTCAAATGCTTCACGAATATAACCTTTGGTTTGTCGTTTTGGTCTTTTTGGTTTTGTTGTTTGTTTAAGTGGTTTGACTTCAATCAGGTATCTTTTTATTTTGCCTGTGTTTTCTTGAACTTTGATGTAAAAGTCTGGGAAATAACGATGAACACGACTATCGTGGGGTGAGATATATGGTAAGGCAATCTCTTCACTCCCCCACTCAAGTATCTTAGTATTTTTATCACAATATACCATAAATTTTCTTTCCCAGAGTGATCTGTAAATGATATTAGTTGGATCACCTTTATACTTTCTAGGAAAGGATGGATAGTATTTTCCCCTATAAGCCATCTAAATAACTATACTATAGAAGTATTTAGAGTGCCAGCACCAAGACCAAGAAGAATATCAGATATAATGCCTAAGTTACAGAATGTAGCTCAGACATCAAAGTTTTTAGTGAAATTTGTTTTACCAAGAGGAGATTGTCGAAGACATTTAAGAAGAAAGGGAATAAATGATCGTTTCATTTCAGATAATGTAGGATTATTATGTAGTGATGCTGTATTACCAGGTAGTGCTATGGCATCTTTAAATACCACTGGAGATTATCAGGGAGTTGTAGAAAGATTTGCACATACTCGTAATTTTACTCAAATTAATTTTGAATTTATTGTAGATGATGAATATAAATCACTTAAATTTATAGAACATTGGATGGAATTTATTTCAGGATCATCTAATTCTGATCCTTCAGGTGATGCATATCATTTTAAGATGAGATATCCCGAAGAATATAAATCAAATGATACTAGAATTGTAAAATTTGAAAAAAACCATTTTCAATTCTTAGAGTATAGATTTGTCGGTTTATTTCCTCTCTCACTTAATTCTACAAGAGTATCGTATAATAATTCTCAGGTTTTAAAGGCAACAGCATCATTTAGTTATGATAGATATCTTTGTGGTGAGACCAGTTCTCTTGCAAGAGCATTAGGAATAGATTTAAATAATCGTAGAAATACTGGTCTACGTTCAAATCCTGGAGATAATAGGATATATAATGACGCTAATAGTTTAAATGAAATTGCTAGTGGATTGTCACTCCTTAATAGTAATTCGAGATATACTATAATTAATGGTCAGACAAGAACAGGCACACCAGAAACTAGATTTGGTGATGGAGCAGGTTTTTAACCTTTGAAAACCCCTATAAATAATGACATTGAAGTGCTTAGAATATCATGCCTTTACCAACCATTTCAACTCCAACGTATGAGTTGACTCTTCCTTCGTCAAATAGAAAAATCAAGTATAGACCTTTCTTAGTTAAGGAAGAAAAAATATTAATTCTTGCAATGGAATCTCAAGATACCAAACAAATTGCAAGGTCTGTGAAAGATGTAATTGCAAAATGCATATTAACCAGAGGAATTAAAGTTGAAAAACTTTCAACGTTTGATATAGAGTATTTGTTTTTGAATATCCGTGGTAAATCTGTGGGTGAGCAAATTGAAGTTATGGTAACTTGTCCAGATGATGGAAAAACCCAAGTTCCAATGTCTATCAATATTGATAGTATAAAAATTCATAAAGATAAAAATCATTCGACTGATATAACATTAGATGATACTTATACTCTGAGAATGAAGTACCCATCATTAAATGAATTCATCAAAAATAATTTTGGTTCAGCTGAAAATATGGGTGTTGATGATACTTTTGATTTAATTGCATCTTGTATTGATCAAGTCTACTCTGATGAAGAATCTTGGACAAGTGATGAATGTACAAAAAAAGAACTATCTGATTTTGTAGAATCACTTAATTCGAGTCAATTTAAATTAGTTGAAAATTTCTTTTTGACTATGCCCAAATTATCTCACAAAATCAAAGTTACAAATCCGAATACAAAGGTTGAAAGTGATGTTACAATAGAGGGGCTGCAGAGTTTTTTCGGATAAGTATGGCACACGAGGATTTAGTGTCATACTATAAATTGAACTTTGCTTTGATGCAGCACCATAAATATAGTTTAACAGAGCTAGAAAACATGATTCCTTGGGAAAGGGAGATTTATGTCTCACTTTTACAACAATATGTTGAAGAGGAAAACCTAAAGGCACAGCAAGAACAAAATGGATGAGGAACAAGGGTTAGTATCACCAATAGCAGGAGGTATCAGAGGTATTAGAAGGTCAGTGTCTTCTAGTATCTTCACTGGTCGTGCTGTTCCACCACCAGTTGCTCAACCAGATCCCCAAACAACAAGTTTATTAAGTCAAAATTCATTAACTCTTACAACTGTATCAGCACAATTAGCAAGTATAACAGCACAAGTAGGATCTCTCACTTCATCATTATCAGTAATACAACAAAATTTAGCAATTAGTGATCAAATAGATAGGCAAAGAGAAGCAGCAGAAAGAAGAAGAGAAGCAATATTAACAGAGCAAGGATTAAGAGAGGGTAAAGAGGCAGGTATAGAAAAGAGAATACAATTTGCTTTATTAGCACCAGTTCGTAAGGTTCAAACTGCCACACAAGGAATTTTAAGTAGATTGACTAATTTCTTACTTATTCTTGCAGGTGGTTGGTTAGTTGAACAAACAATACAATTTTTGAGATTAAAATCAGATGGTAATATTGATGCTTTAAACAAATTAAAAGTAAGAATTGTTTCTGACTTATTGATAGTTGGTACAATAATAACTGTGATTACTATGGCAGTAGTCAAAGCGATTTTTGCATTGAAGGCATTAGCAGCATCTGCATTTAAATTTGTAGTTGGAACATTTATAAAAGCACCATTTAGAATGCTTTCAAACTTTATTAAGAATAATGTTAAAAATTTTAGTAAATTATTAATAGCACAATTTGGTAAACTGCTTACAGAAGCACCCAAAGCTGCACTTAAATTAATTAAAAATCCTCTATCAATTTTAGGTGCGATTGGAATTGGTGGAACTGGACTTAAGACACAAATACAAAATTTCACTAAACCTGGTGGAAAAGGATTTGGTATAGGTAAACTTGGAAAGGGTAATGCTTTAATAGCTACAATTTTTGGAGCATTTGATTTTATTTCTCGTAGAAGTGATACAGATGGAGATGGAACACCAGATCAAAGTATATTTCAAGCCACAAGTGGGGTAATTTCAAGAATAATAGGTAGTGGTGTTGGATTTGCTGGTGGAATGAAGATAGGTGCTTTGATTGGAACTTTTGTTGGAGGTCCTCCAGGAACTTTAGTTGGAACTATTCTTGGTGGTCTTGGTGGTATTATTGGATCAATGGTTGTTGGTGGAGTTGCGTCTGATTTATCTGATAAAGTCACTGGAGTTGACAAGAAAGAGGACGGTTCTGGCACAACTGAAGAAGAGGTAACTCCCGTAGAGGATATGCCAGCTGGTCTGGTAAATGTGGGAAGTGCAGAAAATGTGACTCCTATCAATAAGAATAAAGTATTAGATACAGCATCAAAACTTGAACTAGAAGAAGGAACTCCTACAATCGTTAATATTCCTTTAGGTGGAAGTAGCGGTATGGCATCAGGAGGAGGAGGTGGTGCATCATCAGAAAAGACAAGTTCTCAGGGTATACCGAATATACCATCTTCTGATTTTGCAAACACTTCAATCGCTATGGCAGAGAGTGTATTTAATCTTGGGGGAGTAGATACATAATGTCAATAAAAGATAGAAGAAATGCAGTATTAAAGTCATCAATTAGTCTCAATTCAATTCGAGATTCTGTGACTTCGTTTGGTAAGGGAATATCACAATCTATTTCCAAGGCAAATGAAATTGTCAAACAAACAAGAAAAAGTAATGTTTTTAAAAGAACTTTAATAGGTAAGGATAACGAATATTTTAGGAAAAGAAGGGAAAATATAAGGAGAAAAGATCGTGAAGATGAGTTAGAGGCATCGGGTGTAAAGGGAGCAGCGAAAGCACAGGGAAATGTTGTAAGTAAAAGTGTGAAGGGATTGTTAGGTCGTGTATTAAATTTCTTTGGAATTATATTATTAGGTTGGTTACTTAATACCTTACCTGGTATTTTAAAATCTATTAGAAATCTTATAAGAAGAGTTCAAAAATTAATTAATATATTGACTGATTTTGTTGATGGGGTAAAAGATTTCTTAGTTGGTATGGGACAAGGTATTGCACAGATTTTTGCATCATTACCTAAATTCGATTTTAATCAAGGTAAGCAGGATGCAGATAAAGCATCAAAATCTCTGGAGGGTGGACTTAATTTAGCAAGAGAGGATTTTCGTCAATCAGTAAAAAATTTTGGTAAGCCAGCAGGTCTTGGATTAGATCCAAACGACCCTGAAGGTTTGATTGAACTTGATCCAGATAAACAAGGTGATAAGAAAAAAGGTGAGGAAGCACCACCAACTGATGGAGCAGATGCTCCACCTCAAAATGTTGATGTTGATCAAAAAGAAAAGGAGATGAAAGGTGCTGATTTAGTAAATGTAGGTGGAAAGGATGAAGATGCTGAACAGGCAAAATTATTAGATAAAAAACTTAAAGACGCACAAGATAATGATGAGGCAGTTAAGGGATTAAAATCAAAAGTAGCACAAGATAAGGGAGAAACAATAAACGATAAAAACTTTGAAGAGGAAGATAAAAAAGAAGAGGAAGAAAATCAAAAAACTATTATTGATGGTATAAACGCTAGATTGGATGAATTAGTTGGTGGTAAAGCGAAAAAAGAAACAGCGAAGGGTAAAACAGTCGATGAGGGAGAAATGCTAGAAAAAGGTAAAGAAACTATATCAAAGTCTGTTTCAGGAATCAAAGATCTTAATCCATTTAAGATTGCAGCAGATTTACTCAACCCATTTAAGAAGAGAAATAAAGATTCTGATAGTATTACACCGAATACAAAAAATAGAAGTGCGTTAAAAAGAAATAAAAGAAGAAATGGTAATACAGTAATGATTGTTGAAAAGGCAGTACAACAACCACAAGGAGTTTCAGTAGGTAGTGGTAGTAATAAAACTACTTTAAATATGAATGTAAATAAAAATAATGAGGAACAGATAATGAAAAAAATGTCAACTCTAGCACTTAATAAGTAATGTCAGCAATAAGTAAATCAATTTATGAAAAATTTATTATTGAGTCAGCTGATGGCACAAGAAATGTTGACATATCAGCAGGTGTCATAGCATTTACATACTTTGAAAATATATTTTCCCCCACATTAACCGCAAGGGCGATAGTGGTAAACACTGGTAATACGGTGAGAGGGGATGATGGAGTAATGCAAACTGTTTACAATGGTTTACCTATCAGAGGTGGTGAGAGAGTGTTAATTAAAATTGCAGGTAATTCAAATACTAATGAGGGTTTAGATTTCTCAGATACTCCATCAAGATATTTTCACGTTGGATCAGTTACTAATGTTTTAATTGATGAGGGCACTGAAACATTTACTTTAAATTTAATTTCAAGAGAGACAATTACAAATGAAACTGTTAGAGTTGGTAAAAAATTTCCTACTTCTCAAAAAATATCTGATTCGGTAACAAATATACTAAAAAATTATGTAAAAACTGAAAAAGAAATTACTGTAGATCCAACTCAAAATCCATATGGATTCATTGGTAATATGAAAAAACCATTCACTTTGATAACTTGGTTAGCATCTAAATCAGTGCCAGGTAAAGGTTCTAGTAAGGATGCTTCAGCAGGATTTTTATTTTACGAAACAAAAGATGGTTTTAATTTTAGGTCAATTGATAATTTAATTGATGAAAAACCATTTAAGAAAAAATATATTTTTACACCTGGTGTCGTTAATACTGAAGATGCTAATAGAGATTTTAAGATATTGAGATATGGAATAAATCGTAATCAAGATTTAATTGCAAAACTTGAAAGAGGTGCTTTTAGTAGTCAAAGATATTATGTAAATCCTGTTTCTTTCAAACCATCAATATCAGTTTTTAAGGCATCTGATTATCTTAAGGAATCAGGTATGAGTAAACTTGGTTCAAAACCGATTGATTTACCAAGAATTGATGATAAGAGTGATAAAACATTAGGAGATTTACCCACTAGAATCTTTGTTGGTATGTTAGATGTAGGTACAGTTGAAGAAGATGCTTCAGATGAGGGATGGAATGCACCTTCAAAGTTAAATGCAGATCCTGCGAAAATTCACGCACAAAGTATGATGAGATATAATCAATTGTTTACTCAAGTTCTTGAAATTACTATACCATTAAATTCATCTTTAACTGCTGGAAATCTTATAACATGTGAATTTCCACAAACAAGTGAGTCTAAGAGAAAAGAACCAGATCCTGAAACAAGTGGTCTATATATGATAAAGGAGTTAGCACATTACTTTGATGGAAAGGGGTCGTACTCAAAGTTAAAATTAGTTAGAGATTCTTTTGGAAGAAAATGATAGAAAATAATTTTTTAAAAACTAATTTCTTAGGAAAAGATGGGTTTCGTTGGTGGATTGGGCAGGTTGCACCAGAAGAAGCACAGGGAGATCAACTTAATCAAATTGGTAATACTTGGGGTTGTAGATTAAAAGTTCGTATATATGGATATCATCCAGCAGATATAACCGAACTGCCAGATAAAAGTTTACCTTGGGCTCAGGTATTATTATCCTCACAAGGTGGTTCAGGAAAAGCAAATCGTTCAAGGTCAGTTCGTATCTCACCTGGCGATACCGTTATGGGATTTTTTCTTGATGGTGATGACGCACAACTTCCTGTAATTTTAGGAATTTTTGCAAATACTAGTAGTTATTATGCAAGTGATGAAGAATATAAATCACCATTTGAACCTTTTACTGGATATACAAGTAAGATAAAACCAAATAATGATTTTATTTCTAAAAATGAAGGTGGAGATGATTCTAATAAAAGTCAAAAATCACCAAGATTTTTAACTAAAGAAATAGTGGATGATTTAAAAGAACAACAGGAGAAAGGCAAGGCACAATTAGAACAACTTGTAGATTCTGAAGAACTTCAAAATGCAGCATCTGAAGCTTCTGCAGAATTAAAACAAGTTATTGATTCAGGTGCAATACAGACAGGATTAAAAAATACAGCAGCAAACGCTAAACCAATAGTTGAAAATTTAAAAAAACAATTTGCGAATGTTGACACACAAGCATTCAAAGCAATAGGTCAAGAAATAATATTAGGAAGTGGAGTACAAGCCGCTGCTGCTAATACCAAATCTACAAATAAAATAAAAAATACACTCAAAAATACTTTAAGTGAAGTTCAAAATTCTGTTCCAAAAGACAAGTTTAAAGGATTAGCTGATGGAGCAAAACAAATTGTTTCTGCATCGAAACCAATGATTAAAGATATGGTCAATACGACCTTTGATGAGTTAGCACCACAATTAAATGGAGGGTTGAATAAACTTTATAAGGATAAGTTTGGTGAAGTGATGGGAAAAACAGGTAATCTTGCTCTTGCAAAGAAAGCAGCACAAGCTGCACAAGTAGCAATGGTCGGACCTGTAATGAGTCTGCAGAATGTAATGCCTTGTGCTATTAAGAATATCACTGATAAGTTGACTGGTGATGTTGCAAATTTACTTGCAGAGTTTACAAACAATGTTGATAATTTTACTGATTGTATTGGTGATCAATTTATAGGTGCATTATTTAATGATATGATAAAAGGAATTAATACTGAATTGGCAGATGCTATAGGAGGTGTTGCTAACATATTTCCTAGTGGTGATATAGAGGGGTTATTAAGAGGTAAAGCAGAGGGATTACTTGGTATAGCAAGTATTTTTGATGATTGCGACATACCAACTGCCGATTTAGGAGCAAAAACTAATAAGTGGATTCTAGGTGCTGGTCCTGGTAATTTGAATTTAGAAAACATAGCAGGTAAAGTTTTAGCAATTGCAAATGCAGCACAAGAATTAAAGGAGGCAGCAGCAAGTCCTGGTGGAGTTTTAGGTAATCTTGGATTTTTTGATTTTATGAGACCTGATGTTAGCACACCTGGTTTTAGTAGCACACTTAGTGATTGTTATACAGGACCTCCACTTAATTGTTCAGGTATTAAAGTAAACTTATTTGGTGGAGGAGGACAAGGTGCTCAAGTAAATCCAATATTAGGTGCAATAGTAAATGATACATTTGCTGTTCAGACTGCAAGTTTAATTGGAATGAAAGTTACAAATGCTGGTTCAGGTTATCAATCACCACCATTTGTAGAAATAGAAGATACTTGTCGTAAAGGTTACGGTGCAGTTGCAAGATCAGTGATTGATTATGACCCATCTTCACCCACTTATCAACAAGTTACAGATGTATATGTTGTAAGTAGCGGTGAAAATTATCCAGTAATTGAACCAGAGGAGGGAGATGATGGAGTATATACAGTTGATCATGTTGTTGTAGTTAGACCAGGTCAAAACTACAAACAAGAAGATACTGTCGTAGATGATAAAGGAAATGTTTATGAGAAAATATTAGATGAAGAGGGTAGAATACTAAACGTGATACCACCTGATCCATCTATGAATAATGTTGAACCTTTTAATACTTTACCTGAGTTAGAAGTAATATCTTCGACTGGTATCGGAGCATTGTTAAAAGCACAGTTAGCCCCAAGACCAACTTATCAAGGTAAAGTAAGACAAGTAATAGATTGTATTTCTCCAAGAAATACTGATATTGTAGGATTTATAAATGGAGAACCATATTATGGACCTTTCCATGTTCATCCAACGACTGGTGCTAAAATGGTTGGTGTTGCACATACTACTGCACCCCATTCTATAATATATGATACACCACAAGAAAGTAGAACATCTAGAACACCAGTAGTGACATCTACTTCTTATACAACAGTTTCTTCATCGGTACAAACAAATGTTTCCAACACCACTTCAACAAGTCAATCTGATACAAGTAGTATCTCTCAAACTGACCCAGTTGACACATCAAGTCAACAAACGTCTGGACAGAGTTACACTCCTCCTCCTTCTAGTCCTCCTAGTGGTGGCGGGTCTTCGGGATCAGGTGGTGGAT